AAATCCACCAAACTGAAGTATAAGATTTTCCGTCATTTCTCCTCCTGAATACAGTTTAACAATTTGTTATCGACTAACACCGCAAAGAATAGTCGCATCAACAAACTAAATATATCCTCATTGTTTAAATCGACTTCCTCGTTTCCAGCGTCATCCTTTATTACCGAGATAATCTCGTGTCCTATTTCATGTAGTAGAATATGCCATTTCTCTTGTTGCGGGCGGTCTTTCCTCACTGCAATTGACTTATGTGGGAATAAGTATCCAACATAATTCTTCCCCATGTTACGCGTCATCTGTTCTTTTGTTTCTTGTTTAACTTCTAATTCGTATCCAATTACCCTTATCCGTTTAGGAATTGCTTTATATTTCATCGTGTTCCTCCATCATAAATTATATCAATCTTGCCACCATGAAATATGTATATCCCGTTCCCCCCGCGACATCACGAGAACTACCCGACGATTGAAAAATCCACAATTCTAATTGGTCTCCTGCTGAATACTGCCCTATATGCGCTCCTTTTAAGCAACAAGAACCCGTGAATGAAGTTTCAACATATCTCCTGTCCATTTCTAATCCCGCGCTTCCGTTGCGATAAACTCGCAAGTATTGTGTATTACCACTCGCCCACGAAGCAGACGCCCACACAATATAAGCAACAACAAGATAATAACCAGTTTGTGCGAATGTAATTGTCCCGTTGGAATGTTCGTTTAGTAAATCATGTCTTTCTGCGTTAAACGCAATTTTCGTCCATGTCCCTGAGGGGATAGATTGATTTGCTGATAGATACACACTAACAAAAGATTTATGAGCCCCAATCCATGCATCGAGATATCCGCTTGTATCACTCACGGGAATTGAATTCGGAGTAGGGGAAGTCGCAGAATTGTATCCATCGAGTTTATCAGAGTCTGGGGACTTGGAAATCCAAGCGTCGATATTCCCAGAACTGTTTGACACAACAATAAGATTTGCCCCGGGTGTCTGTGAAGCGTGATAGCCATCAGTCATATCTGCACTTTTACCCGTTAAATCGTTGGGGAACCAACCGAGATTTATACTCCCCGAATTTTCGGATACAACAAGGGTATTAGCAGTCGGTGTTTGTGAGGCATGATAACCATCGGTCATGTCTGCGCTTTTATCATTTAAATCATTTGGAAGCCAACCAAGATTTATAACCCCCGAGTTTTCGGAAACGACAACAGTATCAGCAGTCGGTGTTTGTGAAGCGTGATAGCCGTCGACTTTATCACTATCAGTTATCGTCCCTATTACAATTCCTTCTTTGTCGACTGCGAATTTTTCTACACCCTTGTTTTTAACCGATAATAACTTCGCGCCTTCTGTTGTTAATTGAGTGTCCGTATCAAATTCGAAAGCAATAGCCGTGTTCCCGTCTTCTTCTTCCGATTCAAACCTTCCGAATTTATATTTTCTGTCTTCCTTATTTAAATAAATTGTTGTATTCTCATCACCCCACTCGATTTTGCCATCTTGAGTGAATTTGAAAGCGTTTTTAGTAACGTATGTTATATCTGTCCCGACCTTACCCTCGACCCATGTAGGCGGATTAGAGTTAGGATAGAGCGTGCCATGATTTGAATTACCCGAAGAGTCGTAGGCGACAAGACCGCTTGTCTCGTCCAGATGCCACCACCCTCCTAAACTATCCGTGCTATAAGGAGTATATCGCCCTAAACCTGAATTGTAATTGTATTGTATTTCTGTTTCCGATAAAGCCCTAAGATAAAACCTAACCTCGTCAATGTATCCCATCCATCCCTCACCATTCATACCCATGTATAAATCTGCAGTGTCATTCATAGTCCCCGTAAATTCATGTGAGCCGATTAGTGATGCATTTAGATATACTTTCATATATTGCCCATCCCATAACGCTACAATGTGATACCAAGTGTTGAGTGATGGGGTGAAGTCCGTTATTAACTCATAACCGCTCCAATTCAGATATAGGTCGAAGCGAATTTTACTACCCTGTGAGGTATTTGAAACAAAAAGGAAAAAACCATTACCGCTTAACGCCTTTTGGAACATCCTTCGTGGTGTGTAGGGGTCTCCATACTGGGTGAGTTTAAACCAGCACTCAATAGAAAATGCATTTGTCATAGTAATAGACGAAGAGTTAGGGACTAAAACATATTGCGAGGGAGATGAAAAATACAAACAATTACCTACATCCCCCCCTTCGGCTATTTCGTGTTTAATAACGAAATCACCTTCATTAACATCAAAATTCGTTTTATCGTTGATTTCTATATCTCCATTCACATCCAAGGTGTGATTGGGGGAAGCGTTATTAACACCCACTCTATTGTTTGTTTTATCAAGTGTGACGGGGGAAAAGTCAATCCAATTATTTAACAGACCATTAGTGTCTGATACTGGAACTTTTCGAGCGGAAGCGGTGGTAGAAGCATGGTAACCATCAAGTTTATCTGCGTTATCCGCTTCCGTAGCATGGGCAACATCATCCACCCATAAATTTAATTTACCCTCATTATCAGCAACGGGAACGCCATACGCCTTAGGAGTGGATGAGGCGTCCTGTATCTTCTCTGTTGATACAGCACCATCCGCAATTTTCTCTTTTGTTATCGCCCCATCGCGTATATGGTATGTCTCGATGCTCTTAGGCGCAATCCATTCCCTTCTTACCGCAGGGGTATCGGGGGTTATATCTGAAAGTTTTTTACCAAATTGGTCTATATTCCTCCCATTTTCTTCTTCCATGTGGGCGCTCCTTCTTCAGTATTTCCTCAACATTCTTAGGAATTTTCTTATATTCATACAACCAAATTGGTATACGCACTTTTCGCACCTTCAACAAATCTTCGTATGAAGGATAAGGACCAGGCATCCTAACTGTCTTCTCATATGATACGCCTGGCGGTATCTTGCCTTGATACAATCTAAGAAGCGCTTCATATACCTCAGGAGTGGGTTGATAACCCATCTTCTCTAGAACCTCACGCATCCTCACCACCGACGGGATTTTTTCTATCCGTATTTTCTTTGCTGGCTTCTTTTGCCTCCATCCTTTAATTTGCTGGATTAAATTCCTAATTTTCTGCTCGTCTTCCTCGGCTTTCATCCTCGCGAATAATTCAGGGAGAATAGCATATATTTTCTGACCCGACAATCTCCGTATAATATCGGCTGGAAGTGCTTGCCTCCCCTCTCTCGTCAGATATAAAAGTGTCTCGATGATCGGGATGGGAATAGTCCTTTCCAATTCCCTCACCAACGGTTTACCGCGTAGTATATCTGCGATATCCCTTACCTCGCCTTCCCCAGTCTTCCTCTCGCGGTAAATCCTTTGTATGCCCAATAACCTCTTAAGTGGCTCGGGGAATTTTTCGTAAATCTTTGACACAGGAACGAGTGAGCCACGCTCCGTTCTTAAAACTTCGGGCTCACCTAAATTCGCACCCATGACTGTCGCAAATAGCCTGAAGGCTGGGTTTAGGTTTTCGATTAACTCGCTGGGTGTTTCCATACCTCCTATACCAGTCATTGTGGTAAGCCCAAGCCTTTCGAATGGGAAAATACTACCTATATCGTATGCGATAGGTTTACCCGCTATTTTTATCTTCGTGGGAATTGTTGTTGCAAAATAACTTGGTAATGTCCCTTCCACGGGGGGTAATTTTCTCTCAGTTAAGGCATTCCCCAGAGCGATAATAGGCGCGTATATCTCGGGATACAATAATGACTGGAGTGCCTGAGCAACATTTTGCCTCATATAGGGATAATAAGGAATAATTGACCTGAGCACCCTTTTTTCGAATGGAGACCCCCGCGAAAACTCGAATAACCATTTATTCGTCAGCCGTAAAGCCTCCGCGGGGTCTTTTGTTTTCCTTAAAAGTAAGCCAAAAAGTTTTTCCTTTTCAAACTTTGTAAGCGCCCTCTCGAGTTTAGCGCCAGGCTCAAGCCCTATAAATCTTCCCGACAATGGATTCCATCTAAAACCTCTTGCGTATGGTCTCGATGATAATATCCCTCCCTCCAAACCGTATCCAGGTCGGGGAGTGAAATAACGAATCATTGTTTTGATTTCGTCATCCGTTAAATCAATTCCTACATTTTTGGCCGCCTCTTTTAGCGCAACAAACGACCTCTGGATATCCCCAATAGCCCTCTTAGGGAGATATCCTATTATCCCAGGGAAACCTATTCTTCTCCAAGCCCTCATTAAGTCGTTATATCTCCGCCCCAATTTCAATATAGAAGAAGAGAAAGTATCATCAAAAATTGGCTTCCTCTGCGCTCTAATAAAGTCCACAAGCGTTTTGTCAACAACATATTCTTTACCCCCCGCATTTATGATTACCCCCTCACCAACATGCCTCATCTCTTTCATAACCTCGCGGGGAACACCATAAACCTTAACCATTGAGTTTTGGACCATGCGCGGGATTAGTCTGTTGAACTCCTCTATAAATACGATATCCTGTAGTTTTACCGGATCTTTTATGACTTCCTTACCAAATCTCCGCTCGTATTCTTCAAGTGTTAACTTTTGTTTTCTTAGCGCTGTGGGGACTACCCTTTTGCCGATTTCTGCAGGAGGGGAATACTCAGCAAACTCGCCCAATTCTTTTCCCCTCAGTTTAGCCCATAATTTTTCACCTAACGAGAATTCCGTCCTTTGGGGAGTAATTCTATGTGGAAGATACGCTTCTCTTTTCTTCGCAAGCGGGAAGTATCCCTTACGAAGTGCATATAGGTCATCCATATTTTTCTTAAACTGGACTAAGGCTTTCGAGACTATGTCGTCCGGATTATTTAAAACATATTTAAAAACAGCCCGCTTGCCTCCATCTAAAATCGTGAAGAATTTTTCGATATCGTCTTGAGACATTTTGCTTATCACACGCTCGAGGTCATCATGGTATTTCTGAATTATGTTTGTAGCCAAAACTCTATGGGTTTGTTCTAATGTGTCATATACCGCTTGATATGAGCCGGGGACTTGTATGTCTAAGTTTCTTAAAGTGCGGACAAAAAAGTTTTCCCTTGGAACAGCCTTATAAGTTTGAGTGAATTTCGCTTCAGGGGTAAGTTTTTGCAAAATTTTAGGTGCTGTTACATTAGCGGAAGAAGAAATATATTGTTTTATTTTAGATATCTCATTACCAAATTTTTGAAGTGGTTCAAAATGTGATACCGCCTCCGAAAGCCCAAATTTAAATGTATCCTTTACAGCCTGCTTAAACTCATCAACGGGTAATACTTGTCTTATCCCCTCGCCAATCGCAGAGCCAATTAAATAACCCGTTGCCAAATCCATCAAGATGGAAAGAGCCGTTTTGACTGGTTGTGGTATATTTTTAAGGAAATCTTCTTCATCTTCAAATATCATGTTGTAACCCGACTCGCGGGACTGGAGTGTTAATGTCTTATAAAAGTCTTCCCCTAAAGACACAAGGGAAGGGCCTTCGAATTTTTTCTGAACTTCACCTATTTCTGTTTCAAGCCGTGTTTTCTCCTTAAGTAATTTGGCTCTCAATTGGGGATTTGTAGTTTTCTTAAGTTGCATTTCAACGCTCTCGAGATTTGAGCGTAAATTCTTCTCTAAACCTTTACCGCCCGTGGCACGCGCTATCCTGAATAATTGTTTTATAGGCGCGACCACTAAGTTCAAGGGTATACCACTTATATTCCAATAAGTTGATATGATTTTCAGTAAAGTATTTTGTGGGGGTTTCCAGTGTTCCTCAGGTTTTTTCTCTCCCCTTATAATCGCTTTTAGCGTTTCAAACTGGGGTGCTCCTAAAGTTTTTTGAATTTCTTTATATTCTTCAGTTTGTTTTATATCAGGCGATTGCTCTTTACCTTCCTTTTGATATTTTGATATTGCCCTTTGTGCATTAACAGCCCTTGCTATCTCGAAATACGGGTCAAGGTTTACTTTTTTTTCTGCATCTCCATGAATTGATTTGACATAGTCGCTTATCGCTTGATGCCCCTGGAGGAGGCGTTCGGCGTAATTTTGATATTCTTCTATTTCACTTTGAGCCCTTTTTAATTCTTCATCGATATTTTGACCTTCATATTCTTTTACCCCCTGTCCTTTTGCTACCTGTAGTCTTAATAGTCTATCTACTTGGTCTCTGAGGTGGGATACCACCGAACGAAATATGTCATAGTATTGTTTAACTTTGTTGGCGTTTTGGTTTTTGCCGTGCAGGAGTAATGTATTACTGAATTCATCTTGTGAAATTTTAATATCCTGTAGTAGTGCATCGAGGGGGACTAATGCTTCTCTTACCTCTTTTAAATCCGACCAGTCGGGTAATGATGTTGAAAAGTATTCTTTAAAGACTTTCTGATACCCGGGAGTTCCGCCGGGTTTCATTTTTTCAAATACATGGAATTCCTCAAGTGCTTGTGCGGGATTTATTTGGGCTTTATTTAAAAATCCCTTCATATAATCCCTAAAAAACTGTTCGCCAAGTTGAGGTGCGGTTTTGCCTCCCAACATCGCTAATTCTGCGCGATGATATGGAAGACGACTTTCCATGATTTTGGTAATTTTTTGTTGGACTGGCTCAAGTCCTACTCTTTCTAAATCAAGCCTCCTGATAGTCTCGAAAACCTTCGGGTCGAATTTTATAGGTGTAAACATTTGCGCTAAACCGAGTAATATTTTTTTATCTTGGGCAAAAATCTCAGCGGGTGTTCTTTCTGGGGAGGGAGTGGGCTTCTTCTGTGGTTGGGGAAGAATTTTCTTTATGGGGTCTTCTGGCTTGGGTGCTTGGCGAGGAGGTTTAGGAGGGATCCACCCTTTCGCAAGAGAGAGGGAGAGTAAAAACTTTTTAAAGTCTTCCTGAGGGGGTTGCTTCTTTTTTTTCTTGGGTTTCTGCTGGGCGTTGCCAGCCTTCTGCATCGCTGACGCTGTTCTTTTAAGCGCCTCTGCTAATTTAGAAGCACCAAAAGCCCAAGTCATTACATCCTCCTTTTATGGAGTTGTGAGAAGGGAGGCCAATATCGCTTGCTCAAACTCCCTTTGTAAATCAATTGGGACACCACCTGAAATTACAGCGGGGGTCGGCGTAGCGTTAGGGGGAGTGGCTGGAGATGGGAAATTTCTGTCTCCGTAAATTTTCCTAAGTTGATATAACCTTAGTGCATATTCAAGACCCCATCTTCTCATATCTTCGAGGAATTTGGCCTGATTCCAATACATTGTGTCCCAAGCCGTCCGCTCTGCAAGCGACTGTTGTCTCGCCGTAAGAGCATTTCTAAGCATTTCATTCATGAAATTCTGATAATCTACATACGCCCTTTTACCTTGCTCCTCTCTCAGTTGAGACCGCCTTTTCTCAATTTGTTCAATCGTATTTCTATATGTATCGAGCAATTGATTTAATCTGTTTGCCCTTTCTTGCGCCGTTTCCACTCCGCGTAGCCCTAATCTCTCGAGACCCAATATCCCCTCACGCTCGACCTCTCCCATCTGCTGTAATCCTCTTTGCCTGATTGGACTTAATACATATTCACTTAAACCAGAGCGAGCAACACCTCTTCTAACCAAATCAGCCAAAGCCCTTCGTTCGGCCTGCGCCGTCGCTTCATTTACGCTACGGACTGCCCTGCTTACATCTCCCAATTGGCGCTCACGCAATACCCCAATATCCCCCAAAGCCCTTTGAAACACAGGCTCGAGATTTTGTCTTGCGTATTCATATTCTCTCCGTGCTCTATCTGCCTGCTCGGAAAGTTCCCTGAAGGCGGGTGCATAATACAACTCGCCCGAAATTTCCGCCCTCTTTCTAACTTCAGGGTAGTCTTCGGGATTTACTAAATACTTTTTAATTAGTTTTCGGAAATCCTCCCAATCTTTTAAAGGGGGAGTTCCCCCAATGGACCAGTCTATATCTCCTCTGGGGTAATAACTATATGGGACTTCGGGCATTATGTAACTAAACGGCATCCCTACCTCCTTATAGTATTCATAAATAGCCTACATGCCATATCTGTAGGCTCGGCACCTGAACTTAAGGTAACGCTTACATATGTCAAATAAACCGAAGAATAACTTCCAGAAATTGAAAAAATTACAGGAAAAACAAAATACCCCGTAACTGAATTATAAACATTGATAATAGTTAAATAATCTGTAGAACTATATGTATCCCTTCCATATATAGTGCATTTTAATGTCCCCGAACTCGTAGCATTACCTGTTATCATAGCGTGAATGTTGATATTTGAATATGGTGTTAACCAAAAAGCAAAAACGGGAGAATTATAAGGCAATGATGATATTGCTTGGGAAGAGCGATATTGTTGTATAGCCATAGGGCTATACATACGCAAATCGTATGATGTTATTGAAGTGCCCTCGTATTTAAGAAAATACAATGGTAAATAATTTGCGTAATTCCCTTGATTTAGCACTGATGATTTTATTATATTCCCTGAATTATCACAAAAAATAACCGCCTCTTCTCCGCTTGTTAATTCGCCAGACCCCCCAGATGAGGTTGTATATTCACTTAAAATCCAAGCCGTTCCCGAACCTATAGAATACGCATTATCCGCTTTAGAAAGAGTAAACCCATTAATAACCCAATTATTCATCCCCTTTAAAAACTCATCATATCTGTATTCGTCCTTTATTTTTTCAGGGGTAAGTGAGCCGTCGGCTATGTTATAGCCGTCCAGATTACCGTTTATCTCATTGTATAAAGTATTAAATTGGTCGTTGATATAACTGGCTATAATCAAATCGCCAGCGTTAAAATCACCGTGTGGCTTGTTAATTTCTCCCATTACATACTCTCCTTTCCCGCTTTAACAAGGAAACGGAAAATATCTCAAAAATTTTGTCGGAATACGCCATATCTGACACACTCTCGATTATTATTTTAACACCCTGAGAGCACGAACTTTGTGGGATTAGGACCGTGTTTGATTTTATAGGGTAATCTACAAAATAAGCCTCATCAAATACACCACCACTTCCGTCTTGTGAAGAAGCAAAACGAGCATAAGTATCACTGTATCCGACAATTACAAATTCTTCAATGAATGACGGGATATCGGTCTGCATCATTTTTACTTTGTGCCTATGTGGAACAAATGGGGTATATTCAAAAGAGAATTTCCTAATTCTCGATTGTGTAAGACTTTGAGGCTCGGGGATAACATTTAATGTCAATTTAGTATTTATATTATCCCCATCATCGTTCATTTCACCCCATTTGTAGATTTCATGTTCGTCATATAAATACCAAGCATCTCCTTTTACTGACCCGTTAAAGTCAAAATTCTCATAACGCGTCCATCCACCATAATTTATGTGATAAACATATATTTTCCCTCCGCAATCGAGAATGTATTTATCATCGACTATATACGCGTTCGCGTTTTCAGGTATTGTAATATCTATATCATTTGTTAATTGTCTAAAAGCGTCCCTCGAAAGCATATAAACTTGATTATTATTCGTGTAAATTATGTTGTTTTTATACTGCACTATAGTATTGGGATTATCACCCCCAACATTCAGTATTTTTTGAAGGTAGAAATTCTCTTCTGTATCTCCCAGAATGCCATAAACACCAGTTTCTTTAAAAATTATCAATCTTTCCCCTTGAGAGAATAAACCTGTTATTTCCCCGCCAGCATCTGGGTCGACGATTATAACATTTGACGCTGGTAGATAATCGATGGGCTTGTCAGGCTCATTGGGTGTCGTAAAGACAATAGCGGAAGGTGTTGAGACACTTACGCCAGCAAACCACAATCTATCTTTATGCAAACAAACATACCGCGCCCCGTTTAGATAATCGTATTTAGAAATATAGTTTGTTTTAATCTTGTATATATCTTTTTCTCCGACAATATAAAAGTTATCATAAAAGGACACACCAGAATACTTGTCCGAACTTAAAATTATCGCTTCGGTATCTTCATACACTACATGAACCCTATTTTTAAGAGAAACGGAATTTATTGTAAGTATTTTATCCATACTTTGAAAAACTTTCGCATACCCTGATATGGAAATTCGCATCTTAAATTTATCAGCATTCACGGGGACTTGTATCCAACTCGTATATGTATACGACCCGCTAACTATATATGAGTTAATTGCGGTTATCGTTTGTAGAAAAGTATTACCCTTATAAAAATCAATGTAAACTTTTAGCACTAAATCAGTAGGTGAGGGTGCGTTTGTATATACCTGAACAGACACTTGGGTATCACGATAGTTTTGTGGGCGGATATTAGACGAATCGTCGTATAAATTTTTCGTATTCTTCATTGAATAAACAACTGAAGGCGCGGGTTGAGAGCGATGAAAGAAATAATCAAAATATATTTCACCATTGAGATATTTATATTTAAGTATTATCAATGGATAATAATATGCCCCACTTTTTTTCGGGGTAAACGATAACCTCGCCAATTTCCATACTGTGTCATTTTTAGTTATACTGAACTTTGATGCGTTTATTAAGTCTGTTTTATTATCCTTCACCTCATAAATTCCAAACTCAATCTCGCCAAAATCTAAAGCCGTGCAGTTTGTTTTGTAATAAAAATCGCAAAACATTGGTTTGTTTATTTGTGAATAATTATACCCGCCATATGAATAAGGGACTTTTATTTTGTCGTTCGTCTTGGGGAATATACTAAGAATCACATCATGCCCATTCTCTACGGATAGAACATAACTACCATGTTTAGCATCATAAACATTCTTACGCGAAACCGTGGGGGGAGAAAAGTATTGGTCGGGTATTATTTGCCATTCGTTTAAAGCGGTCTCAAAACTATTGTTGGGGATTAACTGGTCTCTTTGTGCTAAGAGAAGTTTATTAAAATTTGTATCTCTTTCGGATGCGGTATTATCCGAATTTACGGAATAATCCCAATATGTGCTATCAAATGTTGGCGCTCGCTCGGTTAATACTGAAGTCTGGGTGTTAAATCTTTTAGATGATTCTAATGTAGTTAAACTCGGGATTTTATATACTTTATCCGCGACACATAGTAAGTCTTTGGTGATGGGATTGTATAAAACACCTCTTATTTTATCAAAATAGAAGCCGATTGTTTTGTATCCCTTGCGTCTTTTTAATGACGAATGGGTTATGTCGAAATTAATGGCATCCTCGACATACCCGCCTTTTTGCGTATTTTTTGTAATCCCAGTATTAATCGGGATAGTGATAATATATCCGCCACGCCTTGACAATACATTCATAAGGTCATCCTCTCAATACGCTTCGGGGATATTGTCTGGACATTATATTCGGCTACTTCTTCAGCCAATCTTCTCGAGAACATATCAATAAACATATGCGCTTGATTAAACATTGTATCTTTAGGAAGCAAAACGCCTATTGCATATAGTGGAATTAAGTAATGAAAACGAGAAGGAAGGGGGACATTTTCAGTTGAACTGGTTATATGGGGAGATATATTGTAGTATTCAAGTATTATCGCATCACCATTACCTGATGGCGCAGGACTCAAACAGAGAGAATTAAATCTCAGATAGTAATAATAGGGCGTGCCAGTCGTTGTGGGACGATAGTGAGAATTCGATATACCCATATACTCAAGTGGTGTATTATTATAAAATACCGCTATCGCCCTTAAAAAATCATCTGGGAGAGCGTATTTATATTGCCCCGAAACCGATTCATATTCTATCTCGCTTTGTAGACACAAAGAGCGGGACGAAATAACTGAACACGCCTCATCTATTGCGGAAATTATCATAGAGTCAGTCCAAAATCCCTCTCCCGTTGAGGGGAGGTCGTCAAGTTTATTTCTGATATCTGTTACGGCATCCCCAACGGTAGTATACATTAGACCACCTTACCCCTTTTCTTCTTTTTGAATTCCTCAAATTCGGGTTCTATATCCTGCTCAAAAATTGGCTTTGAGGTCTCGGGCTCTGGTTTTTTGTTTTCCCTCTTGTCTTTTATGTCAATCACTTTTAATAATATCAGTTTATTTGCAGAGCCACGCATTTCCACTCTTCTTTTTTCTCTGGCGCGTAGATTTATGTCAGTTAAATTCCAATCTCCTATGAATAATTTCGCAACATGCTCGGGTAAATTTACTTCTTCGCCCGGCTCGATTATATAGACCTGCCCATCGTATTTATCAATGTATCTTTCGTCTGTGATGTTTTTAACTCTCGCTACTCTCATCTTCACCCCCTAATCTAAGAAAAGGGCGGGAGTTAATCACTCCCGCCCCTCATCCTTCCCGTTTAGGTTAAGGGAATATCATCAATGTTTTCGATTACCGCCTGTGCCGCGCAATTTGAGCAGATTAGATTTGCGTCGAGAAGCACTTTAGCGGTTGACACATCCACATGTGCGGTTGATGGCTCGAAATCCGTTACCTTGAAGTTTGCATCCTTATGGATTATAAACCTCAGGTAATCGAGATTGAGCACATAACCTTTGTCCGCTGGGCAATGAGGGTCAACCGTCACTGGGATACCACAAACTTGGATTTCGGGGAATCCCGCTTGGGCAAGTTCTCCGCTCGTAAATCTCTGCTTCTCAACGAGGTTCTCGAACAGGATATCATACGCACTCTGCGGAAGGATTATAACATCGGGTGTATCAGAACCGCTGGAGATAGCCCCAATGACCTTTTCAAGGTATGCCTCATTGAAATCAGCCCGTGACGGAATTGTGGATGCGTCTACGACATATGACCTCCACCAAGTGTAATAAGTTCTGGAAATTCCTGCATAGTTCGCGACATTCGTTCCGTCGTCAACCGCCGCACCGAGACCATTTATACCCTTCGCACCACGACCGTATCCTGCCGGGTCGCTTGAGTCTCCCCTTGCGAACAACTGGTAAGACACATTTCTCGCAAGCGTTTTCTCGGCATTTTTAATTTTCACAGAAAGGAAATTCACAACTTGCGCTTCTCCTGAGTTTTGCCTTATCTCACTGCCCGCAACATCTATGGACGCATAATTGTGCTTCCACGGGAGTTCCGCGGCGGTCACCACATCGTAACTCGAAATCACGTATGAATCGTATGCGTTATAGGAATCAGCAGGGGAAGCGGCATACTCGAGCGGTTGGACTATTTTTTTACCCCCGTCAACCAAAATTTGCCCCTTTTGCCTTAGTAGAAATAGAAACGGGGTGCTTTTGAATATATTATCGACAACTTTCGGGATTATATATTCCCTCGTTATCGCTGAAAGCGTATCGTAGTTTAGTGGCATTTAATTCACCTCCTATTCGAAAATTTTATCCTGCACCTTAGACAGAATTTCGGCATAACTACTCGCTTCCAGCGGGTTAATCCCTTCTTCTTCCTGCTCCGTTTTTTCGCCCGTCTCTTCTTGTTCTTGAGTCTCGGTTTCGGTCTGCCCCTGCATTTTTTCAAATTGAAGTGCCTTATAGGCAATTTCTAGTTTAGGAATTTGATGGTCTACCGCATATCTCATAACTTCTTCGATATCGGCATCTGGATGAGCAGTCCTAAACCTCAACTCTTCAATTTCTGTCTCAAGACGCGCGATGTGTTCGAGGTATTCATCAAATCTTACATCCTCTCTTTCAGACTCTGGATTCCCGCCTTCCGCTTCAGTTATTATCCTTTCAACGATTTCTGGATTTGCTTTGAGGAACTCCCAAACTTCGCGCGCTTCTTGGAGTTCTCTTTTTTCCTCCTCAAGGCGCTTCCGCTCTTCGGCTAATTCCTGCGTCTTCCGCGTATAATCGGCTTGACGCATATAGCCGTTCTTAAGTTCCTCTAAGTCGACTTCCATTTCCTTGCCCCCAACCTTGACTTTGATTTTTTCCTCTTCCATTTTTTCACCTCCGAGTCCTCAAGGGTTGCTCCTACTAACTTACGGAATTCTTCCTCCAGAGTCCATCGCCTCGCGATGTCTGGATGGAATTTCCATAAGTATCTTCTTTGTTTTTCCGACTTAAACGGCATTAAGCACCTCGCACTTTTTTAAGGCGCGGGTTTAATCTTTTGGCACGTGCACTTGCCCTTCTTGTAGCCGACGCGAGTATCGCGCGCGCTCTCTCAATTGAAATCCCCCTTGTTCGCGCAATATGCCTCGCGACGGCTTCAAAGCCGGGGTGCTCAGTGCCAAAAATCTTCTTCAATCTCATTTTAGCATACTTACGCCTTGTGTCTTCTCTCATATCTCCCCCTTCTCAATAAACTCGGTATTGGTTTAATCATATACCGGGTAGGACGCCTTTTTATCCTTTTCCTTATTCTAACACGCGCCTTAGGACTTATTCCACTTGGTAACTCAATATACCCTCTTCCTAAGTTTTTCTTTTTTAAATTTATAAACGCACGAGAAAGGGCATTATAATCCAAAGGGGTTACCTCCTTGAATTAACGGGCTTTGGTTTTCTTCCTGTCCCATCCGCATTATTATCTCTTTTGTTAGGTTCTTTTCTTCCTCAATTTGAATTTGTCTCTTTATGATGTCCCTATCCGGGAAGTCAAGCAAATCAAGTATCGAACTCTTGGGAATGACGCCCAACTCAACCAAAGACAACAGTTGTTGGAATTTGGCGGTTTGGTTTGCGGGAAGCATTGTCCCCACCTCTACTATTAGATTTTTGGCTTGTTTTAAATCGTCTTTTGTAATCGATATACGCTCTCCGTCTTTCGTTATATATCCAATTCTTAATTCTGGGTAGAATTGAACCATTCTTGACAAAATCAACTCGCCCATATCTTTCAACGCTTCATTTCTATTGCGTAGTTTCCTTCTTATTTTAGTCTGTGCTGCCTCTTGCAATTCCGCAATAGCGGATGCCGCAGAAATTCCGCTCGGCACTCGCCCTAAAACCACATCCTGAATTCCAGAAATAATTTTCATTAAATTCTCCATCCTGAGCGCTAATTCAAATAAATATGACGGGGGAACAGGAGGGGTCATAAATCTTGGCTCGGACCCGAGATTATAATCAATTACTTGCCCTGGGTCTGATTCCCACATCTCCGCTGATATACCGCTTGTCTTGGGATTTAAAATTTTAGGTCGAGCATGGAAAAGCGCCATCTCCATGAGTAATGAATATGCCCTGTTTAATACTTTTTGCACCTCAATCAGCGGGAGAATTTCCGATATGCCCCAAATTTCGTCTGTTACGGGATTGAGAACCATGAAAACAAATGGAAAGCGCTTCCTCTGCGCTTTTTCACCACTTGTAATGTCGATAAACGGGGATTTATAGTTTTTGATTACTTTATTATTAATCACCACATATACATTTATATCCTCTTCTTCTCTAAACCATAGCCTCTTGACTTCAATGAGATTTTTACCCTTATCTGATGTTTTGGTAAATGTTATCCCTTCAACATCTTCTACTGAGATAGGTTTCTGCCAGTCACTAAATGGATTTTCGGATACTGATATAGGTTGCGCATCAACTTTATAAAGTTTCTTTACCTTTTCTTTTGTCATAAATATATGCTCTACTATATATTGACAATTATCAAGACTGGTAGCAGAAGGGTCGACCGAGATTAGAAATGGGGAAACTCTTTTTACGGCGACTTCTCCTTTAAATGGTGAATCTTCATTGTCCCTCGAATCATCCCAATATACTTTACATATCCCTGTCCCATACAGAAGAGAATCAAATACCATGTTATAAATAACTTGATATATGTCGAGTTTTTGATATAGATGCTTTAAGTATCTCGTTATTCTTTCTCCAGATGTTATTTCTTTTGATTCATCACCCTCAGAATAAACCCTCCAACAGGGGATGTCGTCTAAAAGTAGGGCAAGGTTAACATCGATTACATTGTAAATATGATTTATTGTGAAATTAAAAATGTATTGTGAATTTTTCTGTTTATGCTGATTACCTAAATAAAATTCTCGATTAACTTTCCAAGAGTCGTGATAGTCTTTTTTCGCCTCATCGGCTTTTGATATATAGTCTAAAACCTCATTTTCTTTCAAAGCCATTCTTTTTTCCTCCTTCTTTTAATTATATCCCCCAATGGTTGCTCTGGTGGCTTTTCTTCGACATATATAATATCACGGCTTCGTCTTAGCGCTGCCAAATAATAAACGAGAGCGTGAACAAAATGGTCTTCTCTTTTGGGGGTATCCCAAAAAACTTTCTCTTCTCCGCTCTTGAGGGTTTCTTTTTTTAGGTAAACTTTATTGAAAATCTCTGCTACCCTTTTGATTATGTTGGGCTCTATGTTGTAAAATGTCATTCTCGAAGCGAAGAGATTTTCAATTAGAGCCCCCAATCCTCTATGACGGTCGATTATCGCGTATTCGTTTTTGAAAATAACCCAGTCGCCCTCTCTGATTTCTTTGTAAAACGCGGGATAAATCCTGAATGGATAATTTACTTGTAAATTGCGCGTATGGTTTATATCAGGCATAGCGTCGATGACTAAAACTTGAACATTGTTCTTTTCCATTAAATGTATAATTCTCGAAAATCCTTTTTCAGGGTCTTTATTATCATACTCAATTTCGCCTATTTCAAACACACCCTTTTCGTTTCCTATGACATAATGATGAACATTACCTATATCAACCCCCATTACTGCACGACTGGTGTCTGGGGGGTCCATTTTGACATAATTCTTCCAAACTGCAGACTCATCAACCCTTACATCCGAACCTCTATACGGTAAACCTAAGATGAAATTGTAAAAATATTGCTTGTCTGGTTTTTCTGATTCTCTAATAATACTTTCAACTGAATAGTTGGGATAAATTAAAGCAGACACCCAATATCCTTGTTTATCTCGTGACGGATAGCGTGCTGCCCACTCACCATTTATCAAATCCTCAATTCTTAATTCTCTTTTACATTTTATACAAATGCGGGTTTTTCTTTCGAAATTAATGCTTTCGGGGAAGCGGAGATATTGCCAATAATTACATCTTGAACATTTTACAAACCAATGATATTGACATGTTTCATTGAACTCTTCATTAATTCCGAATTCGGGAAATGTTGGGGTTGAGAATTTATCAAAAAATTTATATTTCGAATTTAAAATTCTTGATTCAAATATCGTTAGAACATCGAAATTGCATCTATCTAACTCATCATAAGTAAGACCATCCGCGTCTATCATTATCGCTTCTCGCTCCGTCCAAGTCCCTTTGAAAAGTATGAATGACGGGGGGTTTGATAATGTTTCCAATCTTTCCCGAGCGGATGTTTTCTTGAATGGAAGATTGGGGTTTTGTTGAATAATTGCTCTTGTCTTAACTCCAGCAAAATCCCTAACATCTGTTTCGGTAGGTAAAACATATATCCATGTTATCCCGGAGATTTGAGATACTTTGTGGAGTATTCTAAATATCTCACATGTAGACATTCCGATTTGTGCACATTTCTGAACAACGATATTCTGCTCGTTATCAAGAATGTCAATCATAAACGAATGATGGGTAAATTCCATTGGTTCGCCTTTATTGTTTTTAAATTTATTTTTCAATATCCAGTATGTTGGATATTTATGTTCAAGGTTCGGTGTCGACATCATATTTCGCCATGTATCTTGGTAATATTCTTTGCAATTCTGTATTTTCAACAACTGAAGCATTTTCTCCCGCTAAATGTCTGATTTTGTTCAGCATCGATGCTTCCGCTATTATTCTTTTCTCAAACATCAACTGAAGGAAATTGGTTATGTCTCTTAGTGAAACATTGGACGACTCATCCATCAACATTTTCTCTGCCCTCCGAAGTGCATGTTTAATCACTCTCGTATAATCAAAAATCGTCTCTTTGACTATATAACCTTGGAATTCTTTGATTTTTTCTTCGTTTTCTCTTCTCAGTCGCCTTATATATTCAACTGAAACATCGAGATGTTTGGCTATCCATTTCGCTTCATGTCCCTGCGCTATTAGATACAAAATGTAGAGGTCTTTTTGAAATTTACCGACGGGAATATCTTTAACAATTTCAATTTCCCATTCTTCGAGATTTAAATCCAATTCAACCTCCTGTTTTTCTCAGGGTAGGATGGCTCTTTGTTTTCTTCAGAATGATTTATAGTTTGGTGATTTACTCGCGATTTTAACAATAAAAATATCGTAATCAACTGAAGAGCAATGACAACAATAAGAGCGATTAACACTTTTCCTCCATTTCGTTAATCAATTCTTCTAAAACATTCCGATATTTGAGATAGATTTGTTCTATATTCGGTGACCTTCTGTATCCTGCTTCCAAACCTCTAACATAATTAGCAGACAAGCCTATCTTAGAGCAGATTTTATCTAACGGAATGCGAAATCTCCTCCGAACTAAACGGAGTTTATACATTTTGCCGTAATCAAAATTGTCGTAATAATCGATATTAATTGGCATAAATTAATATTAACATTGTATTAATTTTATGTCAAGTTTTTTTAAAAAATCTTCATTTAATCTGAATACTAATATCGTATCGAATAATAGTAAAAGTTTGTATTGTTTGTCATAGTTTCTAACTATAAAGTATCGAATAATAACTGAAGTTTGGATTTTTATTATCGTTGCAAACTATAAGAAACATCGTAACGGATAATATTCATCGTAAGTATTGATTATCATCGTAACGAATTATTAATTTAAATTAAAAAAAATTAAATTTTATTAATTTTTTTAAGAAAATTTTAAAATATATACAAACTACCTTAGTAATTAGTTACGATAGTAATAATTCGATACGATAGTAATAAATATATTTAATTAATATATATATATATCGAACTATTACTATCTTTCGATACTATGTGCGAAGTTTGTGGAAAACTGAATGTGGAAAAACACCATATCAGAACAAGAGGAGCAGGTGGAGGGGATGATGAGGAGAATATCATTTTCCTCTGTCGCGAACATCATGCGGAAATTCACACTATAGGTCGCAATCGATTTTTCAAGAAATATAATCTACCTAATAAAATAAAACAGAAGAAATGTGTGGAATGTGGTGTTAAACTTACTAAATACCGTTACTGCCCACATTGTCAGAAATTCTTATGTCAGAATTGTTTTTTGAAAGGTTATCACAATTTAAAAGGATGTGTGCTATAATATAGGTAATTCCATCCACCCCCTCCTTTCCTCTGACCAAACCCCCTTCATGGGGGTTTTGTTATAATAAACACATGCGATGCCCAGAATGTTACAGCGATACAAAAATAGTTGACTCGAGAAAACAAGACTACAGAGGAAGAGTTAGGCGCAGAAGAGAATGCAAACAGTGTGGCTATAGATTTACCACCATAGAAGAAATCGACATCCATCACATACGAATTATAGACAAAGGAGTTTTCCGACCATTCAGCAGAGGAGAAGTCTTGGAGTATTTTTTGAGAAACGGGATAAAAATAGAAATCGCCACAGTGTGTGTTGATAACGTAGTTAACAGAATAACCCGCAGTTATTACCCCAGCATATCAAAAGAGCGTTATGAAAGATTACTTAATCTAGAATTACAAAACGCCCAAGAACTCCAAATCCGCCAGTTAGACAACGATTTCGGTAGAATGTTAGCAATCGAAGAATTTTGGAAAGAATTACAACTCATCGAAAACTAATCCGTGCCATACATTAAAAATGCCTCTCTCGCGCATTCTTGCTTGCTTATAACGCGTCAAAATTAAAAATACGATAATTATATCGTGTTGGTGATTTTTAACCTCTCAGAAGGCGAATTATGAACGAATACGCATATATGACTATACGAGGTATTGGATATTTGGTGGAAGATACAAAAAATAGAGAGTTATTTGATGATATTGGGAATTGGATTTAGACGATATTGGAGAATAGAGTGAGAGATTGAGGGTGGTAGAGAGAGTTAGATATATCGCCGTGCTTGCTTTGCTTTTTGTCCGACTTCTCGCGCAAAACTCGCTCGCGA